AACTTGGGTAGTAGCCATTGATTCGTTTCCTTTGGTGGTTTGGTTGTACCCGCGCTTCTACAGCCGGGCTGGAGAACTATCTAAAACGTCAAAATGTCGGCCCACGAGTCTTTCCAGGCTCCGGTTCGACATCCGCAATTAGGATGCGCTGGAGTGGAATCAACTGGTCCGATTGAAGTCTGAAAATCTTCGTCTATATCGACGGTAACGCCGTCCATCGGTCCGCAAATCTCGGGACATCCGCCACCGTCTGCGCACCAACGTTTTTGCAGTCCCTCGACGATGCGAGAGGCGTCGCGAATACCGTTTAGTGATTGCTGCCCGTAGGCTGAGCTAATCTCGGTGCGAACGATCCGAGAAGCGAAATGCGCGTAGCGAGCGAACAGGCCTTCGGGGATTAGTTCGACGATCGCGCTTTTCTCACCGACGGCACCCTCGAGCGCTACCAGGCCTTTAGGGCCACCGTCTTGTCGGAGGCGCTTGATGGTTTCGTAAACTGGTGCGCCACGGAGGATATCCGTCGCGAGTCGCTTCTGTATGTCTTTACCTATGGCGCCCGCGTAGCGTGCTGCACTGTTGGCGACGCGTCCGATTCGGTAACTCTCGCCGGTAGCGACGAGCTTGGCAGCGTTAAGCGGTAGCGTGGTGACCGTGCCGTCGAAGATGTCCGAGAACTGCGCTACCTCGTCGATTAGGTGACCTACGGCGAGATCTTGGGAAGCCTTGATACCGGAGTCGACGCGGAGCTCGAGCTTGTCGCCGATATTGATTTGCGTTCGATTGATCTGTAGGAGAGCGTTTCTATACTTCTGAGCTGACCAACGAAGCGCACCGTCTGGGGTCCGCTCGATCCAGGACCGCATTTGCTGACTTATTTCGTTCTTAGCTTTGTCGAGGATCGGCATCATAAGCCGCATCTCTTCGACGGACAGCTGTGCAACCTGCTCGGTATTCTGCTGCAGCGTCTTTTGAACCGCCGCGCGTTGTGCTGCGGTAGCTTTTCGAGCCCTAAGGCCTGGTGCTAGTACACCGACGGGGACAACTGATGTTTTTCGCTTGGCTTTCCAAGCTCGATAACCTTCCGCTCTTTCACGCGACGTTCGGAGCATTAGCTTGCTCCTTCGGCCTATAGTCCAGATACTTCCCGGCGCTCTGACGGGTGCGTCGGGTAATCATCTCGCGCTTTACTCGTCCAGCTTTGTCGATAATCAACTTGCCGTCTAGGTGGTCGTTTTCGTGCAAGATAGCCTGAGCGTAGAGACCGTTAGCCTCTAGGATCACTTCGCTACCGTCCCAAGTTTGATACTTAACACGGCAGAAAGTCGGACGACTTGATTTGATGTAGACGCCGGGAAACGAAAGGCAGCCCTCTACGAGCGGCCCCATTTCACCAACTTCCAAGATCTCCGGATTGATAAACAGCACCGGTTCTGCCGTCGCTGAAACTTTCTCGTGTATCGCGAACATCCGGTAGGACGCTGCCAGCTGAGGAGCGGAGATTCCCGCCGCTCCTGCTGCGTGCATCGTGTCGACCATGTCAACACAGAAGTTCCGAACCTCGTCGCTAACCGCTTCGACCTTGACAGCAACCTGCCGGAGGATCTTATTCGGATACGCTACGACCGGACGGACCGCCACTATTGATCAACCGAGGTAGAGATGCGGTGCGCTTCGAGCGACGCGTTGTAAACTGCGCCCGCCGTCGCGGCAATGACGCTTTGGATGATAATAGTATCACCGGAAGAGCACATGACACGGCAACGCGTGGGCGCAACGATCGGCCCCATTAGGATGGTTCCTACCACTCCTCCGCTATTGATAATTTGTGCGTTAGTATCTTTTCCGTCGGGGGTGCCGCTCTGATAACTAACGACGTTCACTTCATAGAGGCCTGGACCCGTAACGGTAACGGAGCAAATAGTCGCGAGAATGCCCGGGGTCAACACAGCGCCGGCGTTTAGATAACTCTGAAGGCCCATGCTATTTATACCCCAATGATTTAAGAGCTATTTCAACTTGTTTATTGTAGACGCCAGTAGCTTTAGGAACCGCGTCAGTAACGTGGCCCCACGCTTTCACAGCAGGGGCGCCTGTAGCGCGGAGCATTGCGTACGCCGTCGACGGGCTACGATCCTCGCCATGTTTGCAATGCACGAGTATTTTGCAGGACGGAGACTCTGCTAAAGACTGCAGAAAGTAGTTGATTGACGTAGACCAGAAATCGACCGGCTTGGTAACTGTGTCGCCGTTGGTTGGGTTAGCCAGATACAGCATTCCGGCTTTCTGGACCCATTCCGCTTCATCCTGATTAGTCCGAAGGTTAAGCACCTTCGTCACGCCGGACGCTGCGATCTTACGCGCATCGTAAAGGCTTTCGATGGCGTCGCCGACCGCTAAACGCTCGTTTACCCATTTGAGCATTTAGCTATCCTTTGCTGGATCCTTGGCGGTCGCTTTAGGCTGCTTCGGTTTAGGAGGGGAGACGCCCGCTGCCGGCATCCCTGCACCCATCGCGTCCATCTGCGCCGCCTGCTCGAGATCCGCCGCGTCTCGCTCCGCGTCGACGTCGAAAATGGCGAAAACGTCCGTCAAATACTGAGTCGTGGCGTACTTGGTAGCGACGCCAGACTGTGACGCCATAACCGCCGACTGGACTTTGAGATTCTGATCTTCGACGGTGAGCGCGAAGAACGGACCCCATTGCAGCGTGATAGGAAAATCGAGCCAGGGGCCAGCAAGCTGTGCGTCCGAGATGATTTTCGCCGCTTTAGTAACCCCTGGGATCCAAACATCCTCGCCCCTGGCCTTAACCGTCGAGATAATGCGGAGCACCAGATTGATAAGACCGCAATAACCGTTATCACCTAGGTCACGTCGCAAGGCCTTCGCTAGCGCTACCATCGGGCGATGCATGGTCTCTAGGACTGAGCTCGAGACTCGCGCGTTAATTAGCTGAGGGTCTACGATGACAACTTGAGCCGCTTCTAGAAAGCGCTCGCGCAAATCGTCGATGTGCTTAGAAGCGGTTTCCGCTCCGAAGCCCTTAGCTTCGACCAGCGAAACGTCCGCTCCCGCTTCGATGTCCCACATCATGCCGGGGTTCTTCTGGATCTCGTCGCGCTGCGACCGTGGCACGCCTTTGCGAACCCACTGCGGATCTAGGAAGAAGTGCGCGCTTCGGTCACGCATCGAAAGCACGTAATTGAGACAATCAATAACGCTATAGAGCGACGGATCGATGACTGGTTGCCCGTCGATATCGTCCGCGCACGATGGTGCCGTTCGAATCCACTTAACCGGGCAAAACCCTAGACCGTGTCTTACGGTTTTCTTGGGATCAATTTCCCAATCGGGGGTAAACCCATCACGAACCGGGACGATCTTATAAACTGTGTCGTACTGCTCGTCGATTGTGCGTCGAAACCAGTAAAGCACACGAGTCGTAGAACCCCGGATCGTGGGTTCTTCCGCTTCGAATTGGTAGATAATATCGAGCTGAATAACCTCTTTCGGGTTATTCGGATTAAACGTTGGCGTGCAGTGCTGTCCGGGGACGGTCTGCGCGACGACGTTCCCACCCTTAACGCCCGCGACGATAGCCGCTGAAGTCGTTACGATGGCTCTGCGAGAACCTTCGCGCATCGTCAGATCGAGCTCGGTGCGCTTAATCAGATTGCAGACGAACGTGGTCAGATCTTTAGACTGTTGCTGTTTAAGCAGCGGACCCACGTCGGACGGGCTCTCGCCATCGTCGACGGTTGGGTTGACGATGACTTGCGGAAAGTCGCCCCAGATGAACGAGTCGAGGGTGTCTACCGCTAGGCGGTACAGGGGAATGATGACTTTAGGCTGCCGCGTCTCTATCGGTCCGGGAGACTTCCAGGGCTTCTTACCTACGTACTGTAGGCTATTATAGTACATTTCCGCTGTTGAAGCGGCGCGGACTCGCTGACTGGACCCGACGTTCTGATTCTTAGCTAGAAACTCGGTGACCGTGCGCGGGGGCGTATTTTTCAGCACTCTTCGCGGCTCCGGTTGAATTAGTAAACAGCGTCTTGGTCCCTATTGTGACTAGGGTGAGCTGGTCGGAAGGGATCCAGAGAGCGTCAAACTCTCGAAACCTACCGAAGGGGGTATCAGTCTGGAATCGGAAGATAAAATCAGTCGTGCCGGGATTCTTGACTACGCTGAACAGGTCGCCGATGGTTCCTGTGAGCCCGGTTTCTTCGTAGATTTCCCTACTTAGTGCCTGGTGCAGGGTCTCTTTGCGCTTTACCGTGCCACCGAAGAGTCTAAATTGGTCACGCTTGCGGTAGACTAGAATTTGGTCTTTTCGCTCGATTATCGCCCGGACACAGAGTCGCATTGGTGTCCTACTATCGTTAGACGTCGAGTCGAAATGTGTTGACTGGCATCGAGGGACGTGGAATAGTCGGGAGACCAACAAATAGGAGACCCTAATGCTAGCAACGTGGCGGAAAATCATCTCTGAAGGGCCGCGCTCGAACACTAACGAAGACGATCGATCGATGTGGTCCTCTTTTTCCCCTGTGGGAAAAGGGCCGGCAGTTCTCCATCTAGCTAATTCAACAGGTTTGCCCTTGTGCGCCTTAGCTCCCAGTAGAGGCAAACAAGACCACGGAAAAAGCTGGAAGGTGCAACGTTGCTTTGCTTGTATGCTATTGAATTTCGCTTTGCGGAAGTCCCAAAGCTAGCTCCCAGGCTTCACAGGAGCCCCTAGGCGAGGCGTTTGGGTGGTGGGGGCTACCCTACTATGGCAAAATGCTTATACGCGGTTCTAGGCATCTGTGTCGCGTAGAACGCTAAGAGCTAACGATTCTACCTTCGCGATGGCGTCCTCGCGACTGTCGCCGTAGGCTAAGACGCCGGGGATGTTCACCGCTTCAGCGACCCAGCGACCATCTACTTCTTGTTCGCATTCTATCCGCATAGTCTAATTAAAAGGCAACTCATGCCAGAAGTCAACTAAACCCAACAAAGACCGATGAAACCCATGGGCCTGCATCTCTTCCCAAGCCTGATCTTTAGACCAACGGTCATGCAGCAGCCGAAACACACCGACCACTAACCCCGTACGGTCCTGGCCGTGAGTGCAATGCACGTAGACCACGTCTTGCGTCAGACCACCCATCGCGATGACCGCTTGGAAAACGTCGTACGGTCTGGGCTGACCCCAGAGCGTCCAGAATGTGGACGGTGGCATCGGCAGCGCTAGCGTCTTGATCCCGCTGTTCGCGTCGGATCCTTCCGCTTCGGTGTTGAGCTTGATGACTAGGGTGACGTGCAAGACGTCTCGGAGATACGCGAACCCCTCCGCTGTTGGCTGTCCGCCTCTGTAGAGGCCTGGGGAGACCGTGGCGAGGTTTGGGATGCCGTGGGTGTAACTCATGTGGCTACAGCCTCCCAGGAGCACCAGGAGCAGCGCAAAGCGTTTCATAGTGTCCTTAGGTGGCTGCGACGGCAGGGATCGAACCTGCGACCTCGTGTTTAACAGACACGCGCATCTTCCAACTGAGCTACATCGCAGAAAGAATAGGCTAAGCTATGTAGGTCTGTGTGGGACCTATGAAAAATTTCTGAAATTTGTGGAGGGTGCCCCCCCGCGTCGATACCCCCCCGAAAGGGGATCGCCCCCCGGGGTGGGGGGTACGGGGTGAAGCTGGTGCAACCCACGTGCCAAGCAATACAGCGACGTTCTTACTACGTCTGTGCTACGCTGGCAGCGTGTGTGGTGTATGCCCTGGAGATCATTGGCATATACACGATGACGGTAGGCTATGACAGCCGTTGGTCACGCCTATTAGGGCTATAGTGTGCATATAATGCACATATCTAACGTTAAATTTTTCAGCTTCGCGGGCTCGTGGCGCCCCTGAATAGTCTTATTTTTAAATTCACGCGGTCCGAACGTCGATCAATTGCATATCTCATCAATACGCCGCTGCATAGCAGCGTCAATGAGGTCTACTTGGTGACCGTCCAATGGCGAATAGTAGCTTGCGGAGGTGCCTACCTCCTGAGCTGCTTGATTCCATGCGTGCGAAATCGCGTCGACTTGATCGTCGTGCTTGTCGGAAATGCCTGTAAAATTGCCCATTTCCGTAAGAAAGTCATTTAGCCAATAGGCATGAAGCGGAACCCTTACACGTCCTTCGTTCCAAGCGGCTGCAATCGGCTGTGATCTCGTATACTTGTCACCCTTTGGCTTAATCTCTACGATTTGAAGCAAAGGGTTAATGCTTTTCAGCACTTGCGGCACTGCCATACCGACGCCTTGCGCTTCGATACAAAGCGCGCTGCCCCATTTCTTCTGTAGAATCTGGAGCTCGTGGCAGAGCTTGGGGATCTCCCATTGCCCTCGAATCACCTCGAGGACATCCGCTCTCATATCGCTCTCATATCCGCGAACCGCTAGCACCACAGCGACGGAATAGTCCGCGTGATTCTTTTCGCTAGCGGCAGGGTCGACTGCGATAATGATTCGAGCGTCGTCTAGGGCTGGAGCGTCATAGCGGAGTGGGGTCTTGAAGAGCTGACCACCGCGAGGACGAGGATCGCCTTGATACAGCGATGCCCAATCATACTCGCCACCCTGCGAACGTTTCTTGTTTAGTTCGTCAAGGGACCATTGCTCTGGCCAGAGGGGCTTACCATTGTCGTCAATCGCTTTAAGATTGATGTAAGTCCAATCGTGTTCCTTAGCAGCGAGACGACCTATTAGGTCATCCGGATGCCATCGCGTATGAACGACGATGATTGAACCGTTTGGCTCGAGACGCGTATTAGCGACCGATGTGAACCAGTCGTAAGTCTTATCTCGAATCAATTGAGATTCAGCGCTCTCTCGATCTTTGACAGGGTCGTCGATGATCAAGAGATTGAATCCGAGGCCGGTTAGTGCTCCCTCGATTCCCGTCGCGACGACTCCACCGCCCACACTATTGCGCCATTCACTAAGTGCGTCAGCATCTTCGCGAATAACCAGCCCGACTGAACGAGAGTAATCGCGAGCGGACCTACTTTTACCTTGCGCAAATTTAATCGTATGCCCAACATAGCCGATCTGTGCGTTTGCGTCGTGGTAGAGACGCCACGCGATGCTATGCAATAGAGTCTCGGTTTTACCATGTCGTGGAGGTACCGATATCAATGCTCTAACTGGCTCAGTCGCTGCTCTCTCGAGCAAGTCAACCAGCGGGAGCAAATGAACTGGGCGTTTAAGCTTGGGAGATACGTGCGGAATAAAATCTAGGAGACTAGTCGGAACCGTCGAGTTTGAGGATTGTGTCGATTGTCTTGCTGCACGATCGGCTTTGCCCGCTAGAGCTATCCAACGCATTGCGTTTGCTAGCGAGTTGCTCATCTGCCTCTAGGAGAGTGGCGTCGACAATTGCGTCTAGTTGTTTTTGACCACCGATAGACTCCAAAGCCTCGCGGCGCCCTTGATTAACTAATGCTATGTTGACGTTTGTTTGATTATTAGGCTTTACGACTTGTTCAGCGAGCACAGCGTCAGACACGATTTTAAGCGCGCCAGTGACTTCGCGAAGGTTTTCCGATTTACCTGCAAGCGTTAGCACTCGCTGCAAAAGCACTCGCCGTGCTTCGTCCGCGACGGACAGCCATTCAAGCTTGGCTGCTTCTTCCGCTTCAATCATGAGCGCCTTGACTTCAGGCGTCTCGGCGTATTCACGCTTGTACACGCGAACGGTATCGGGAGCGATTTTATACTTCGCCGCAACGCCGGTCACTCCGAGGTATCGCGATTCTGCGATGATCTGGGCTACATATGCGGCATTAGGTTTGGCTGGCATGGCTCTCAAACTGCAAGTTGCATCGAGTAGCAATACTCATCTGGCCATATAAAGTCATCGACAACTGTGACTTTCGTATCTTTGAACACATTGCATTTGGGGCAGTAAAGCTTTTTATCGCTAGGCATCATCTCTAATGCCTATACTTATAGTTTAACATAAAAATCATGGTTTTTGAGGGTAGGAAACATGTTAAATCTTTTTTCATTCGCTCTCTAACAAGTTAACCAATTGATTTGCTTCGATTTTGCTGTAAGCACTTCTTAGCGTCTTACGATACTCCAAAAAACTCATGTTGAGATATGAGGCTATCTCCCCGGACACTGGATAGGTAGGCTGAGTGCCACTAACTAAACAGTACCCGTCCTCATCAGCGTCTTGGATATACTCTTCCCCTCGAGCAGTAACCCTTATCCCAAGGTTTGAGCTTTGATCTGAGTGGCGATAGCAGCGGGCCTCACCAGGTACTCGCGAACTTTTACAGTTTGACTTTCGAGCGGTAACTCCGCCGCAAGGCGTCTTTACGTCATACACCGGAGCTTTAGTCTTAAAGAGCTCGCTGCTATGAACCGTTCTGGTGTATGTCGCAGTGCCGATAGGAGAGAATTGCGCTGCTAGAACGTTCTGCTCATCTGGAGTCAAACATGCCCAAATGCGAATTAAGATCGCATAATTTGCATATTTGTCCTCGACGGCTTTGACCCTACCGTATTCATCTTCGGAGCCAGTCAAACCGTTTTGCAACGCCTCGAGCTGAGCACCTAGACTAGAGGGCACCGTTGATAGCGACTGGCGTGTGGATAGATACTCCTCAACAATCTTCCTCGCTGCTCGGCTCGCCATGCGTTAGTTTCTTCGCGCCTCTACGTAGCGTTGACCGGACTTCGGATTCTGAGAGCTGGAGGAGATTCGCTATTTCGCTAATTCCACGGGGACGGCTGTTTGCAAGGTCTAATACGCAAGTGGGTCTACCGTCATCCCAACCATAAACCTCGCTGGGTATACCGAGACCGACTAAAGCTAGATTATAACGGCAAGACACCCAGGGGCAGGGGCGTTGTGCATTTGATCCCCCTGGCAGACAGTCCGCGTAGGTGGTAGGGCGCTCGTGTTGTGCGAACGTGTCATCATCTTCGTTAGCACTCATCGTCGAAATCGGATGCGTCAAGCGTGTCTAGTTCGATGCGGTCGGAGGCGGGGTCAGCCAGCGATGCGCAAGGGTCGTCGGTTTCCAGCGGAGCAATCAAGGCGTGAATAGCCCGGTTCCATGTAATGATAAGGGGACTATTTGAAGTGCAGGTAGAGGTATACCCCATAAATGTATCATATGGATCAAACGGGTCAAGGATCCCACCGTTCACCGGAGTCAAATCATCGTCAGACCAGTCAGTAACGGCGCCGGGAGTCACGGCAGGTTGATCGTCAACCTCGACATGCAACGGCTCGAGGGTGGGTTCTGGGGTGGCAGGATCTTGCGCTTCGAAATTATAGGCAGGGAAGCACAGGCGATCGTTGCGGGAGTGGCCGGCGATGAAATATGTATCGACAGAACTGTCAAAACTATTATCAACCTTCACCGCACCATCGCACTCGCAATGACACGTCCACACACAGAAATCACCATGCTTGGAGCTGAAGAGTAGGGTGCTCATCGTTGTTCGTCCGATAGCCAAATCGCTTCGTTTGAGCGCCTGTTCTTGCGTGCAGTCTTGATATTAGCCAAATGCCGAAACGGCAGCCAAGTAGCGCCAGAATTTTCGCAGACGATTACTTGACCGGGTCGGCTTCTACACCAAGCGCCAAGCGCGGCATAGTCAATCAGTTTAGATCCGTAACGATAGTGCTTGCCTTCCCGCTCATAGGGCGGATCGATGAACCATGTTGCTTTGTTGAGCGGTACGGGGCAATCCACATAACTACAGTTTAAGATCTGCCAGTGACGAATTGACCCGACCTGCGTTGCAATGGTCGTGCGAACCCTATCGCCCCAAAATGCGCCCGGATTAATAAGACTTCGCATCCAGCTGCCAGGCGTTTTACGGGGGCTTGTTACTCCACTATTCACCCAAAAGCCGATCAACCACTTGGCTTCTTGGCAAACCTTTAGATCGTCAACCGATCCGTCCATGGGGACATCCGGAAGCGACAACACTTCAGAAGGAGTGACACTCTGTAGATAATTCCAGACTGAAAAGATCACCGGGTCGATTTCGCAAAGTACTATCCGGCGACTGGCATACCTGACCGAGTAGCCGGCGGCGCCCGCAAACGGTTCAACTACCGTGTCATACTGAGGCGCAGGGTAATTCTTAACCGCATCGCGCCACTTCCCCCCGAAGAAATGAAAAAAAGGGCGCAATCTTAGATCCGGAAAGCGTTCTTGTACGACTGTGCTCAATTCGCTTCCCCTGCTTGCAGTCGGGCTATCTCTTGCTCAACTGCTAAAGATATCTCGTTCGCGATTTCATCGAGCGTATAGGGCACCTTCGAGGCTTCGCGCAGTTTCTTCTGTAGCTGGTGAAATCTCACGTAGCCGTACGTGATGGTGGCGATGATGCCTGACACGATGCCGGCGAAGAAGAGCATCATTTCCGCCCTCGATTGCACCACGCTTCGATGGCAGCGTAAACACCGTAGCCGATAGCGAATAGGCCGATGCTAACGAAGCAGCCGAGACCGACCAATGCGCCGATGAAACTGAGGTTCATTTCGCTTTTGCCTTATTCGTCCGCTTGATCTCATCATGTCGACCGAACACGTACCCGCAGACCCATTGACCCAACGGTGCAGCACACAGGATGAACAGCGGAGGCGCCTCGAACTTCACTGCCAACGTGAGCAGTCCGAGCGTGGTGCAGGTCGCGACCAGCAAAGCCCAGAACCATTTCTCTTCACGGGTCACAGTGTAATAATTCTACAGCGCAGGTGTTACGGTGTCAACCTAATATTTCGGGGCGTGCCAGGTGGCGGGGGTACGAGTGCCAAGTGGCGATACACCTGCCGCCAAGTGACGGGCCCAAAAGCATCCGCTTTTTCGCTCACTCACGTATTGGGCGCGGGCCACCCACGTATTGAGTCCAAGCAAAGACTTTTTCCAACTCTATATATATTATTTATCTTATCTCTATACTTCCGTAGCGCGAGGGGGAGGGTAAGTATATGTAATATAGTCAAGGAATGTAGGGAAAGAATAGAAAAGTATTAGGGAGTCTTTTGAAAACACAGTGGCTTGGACGAAGTGAATGATTTCAATCTATTGGATATATGGTCATTTCTTAGTTAAGCAAAGTTATGCAAAGTTATATGTGAAAGTTGTGTTCAAATGACCCCGTATGTGTTCACAAACATACGGCAATAGCTACACCTTTTGATCTCAATAGCTACAGTTTTTACATTACACTTTTCTGCCTTCCAAAAGGTGCAAATGACTACATACACTCTATTTTCGTTTTTCTCAGTTTTTCGTGTTGAAAAGGCCGTGTTAAAAGTGTCGCTATTGATGTAACAAACTGTCGCTATTGACGTAACAAACTACCACCACCACTGTTAAAAGTAGCCCCTGTTTGCTACCAAAAACTGGGATTTTGACCTTTTTTGTGGGTACGACATATCGGTGTAGCCGTAACGATCTGGTGCTGCGTCGGTAATGTATTGACTACCTTTTTGTGTGGTAATGTGGTCTATCTTATACAGACCGGTCCCAGTTTGTAGCCAAAAGTTAGCCTTGACATCTTCTCTCGACCGGCGTAGAATTGTTCGACATGGAGGTCCCAATGAACTATTTGGCCAAGATTAAGGCAGTCCGAAACCGACACATGGTGCTAGCTCGAGACATCTCACAGGGGCGCGGCTTCGAGCATAAAGACTTCAAACGAGCGTGTTGGTTGCTCGCAAAGCTCTTCCCAAACGAGCCCGCCGAGGTAGTTGTGCGGTTTCTTCTTCCATCGTTCGCCGAGATGGATCTAATGGGAGCGGAGAGCACCGCACTCAACAACATCAAACTAATGCAGCATGACGAGCGGGATTGGCGGGCAGTGAGCGATGTCTAATAATACGGGTGCCGTAAAATACACCCCCGAAGAGATCGTATCCTTCGCCGCCTCCCAATTCTGCACCGTCAAAGAGTTCTCACAGAGGTGGATTATATATGGAGGGCGTAAATACTACGTTTTTTGTGACGGTGAGTATCTTCGACCGTTGAGAAGGAGTGAACTGACGAACTCACTCAGGCGAGACTTAGCGCGCGCTCCTATTGATCTTGAGCAATTCAAATCTGCGAAACAATTGTTAATGCAGCACGGTACGTGTGCACGATCTATAGCGGAGAGCTCGACGGGGCGATCGTACTTCGATGAGGAATCATTGGTGTTCTACTACCACGCGCCGAGAGACCTTCTAGCCGAAGAAATAGCGGCGTACATGAACAAGATCTAGCTACTGCACCCCCACCGTCATCTCCTGGAAGTACGAAGAAGGAACCTCAGGGCCAACCGTATAATAAACGGCCGTCGGATCGGGGTTGCCAGTCGCTGCCGTAGCGCACTGCCCGGGGCGAGCCCAGAAGTAAATGCCCCCGGTCACCACAGGACCGAGCGGATACACATGCTGCCCTGCTGGACCTCCTGTGCAGGTGGGAGTAGACTGCATCACATAAGCGGGAGCGGGACCTACACACCCGGTCACGTTCTTGATTACCGCTAGAGGCGCCACGCAATTCGTATCTGAGAACACCTGCCCGAGTTGTGCCCCCGTCGGCACTGGCAGGCATCGGCGCTTCCCATCCGCCGCGATATCAAAAGCACAGTCAAGCGACCGGTCCATATCGTGCCAGCCGACGAACATCTTCGCACCGTCGGGAGTGGTACCAACTAGCATCTTGATACGTGTGCCGCCGTTGTAAACTTCCAGAGCGTTACCAGGTGGGCCACCCGTCCCAGGAGCCCCCCCGTCGTCAGTAGTCCCCGGGGGTGGCAAAGTACCACCGTCGTCCGTCGGATCGCTCACAGGACTCGGGACGCTGCCCCACGAAGCGCGAGGCGGACGGTGTTGAACACCACCATCTTCACCGGGCGTATTAGGAATCGGTTGAAAATTCGGCCGAGTACAACCTCCTGCGATCAAAAGCAAAACTGTTAGAGTGATACAAAATGTCGTGTATGCCGTGGCTCGTACAACGTTATGTACCATCGCTCAATGCCTCCAAATTGCGAAGTTCGCGGGTTACTACCTTCACCACATAACTCTCATACGGCACCATCTCACACGCAATACAGACACTCGAAACAACAGCTGCAATGTGACTATCTTTCGCCTGCGGAAAGTTCGACAATCCCAACAATGATAGGTCGATCAGTTTTTCTAAAGTGTTAATGAGTTCACTTTTCGAGCGGATCATAACGCCCCCCTGTTGAGTAGCCTCATCGTAACTATTCGAACCACGTAGGATTCGTAGGGCACCGTCTCACAAGCAAGACAAATATCCGACACGGTAGCTTCAATCTGCTCTTTCGAAGCGCCCGGGTTATCCGACAGAGATAACATCGCTAGGTCGACCAGCCTCTCGAGCGTAGTCATCATATCCCCTCTAGTGCGGGCGGTACTAGCAGCGTGCTGAGCGAGCTTCTCGCGGTCTACGGGGTTCATATGTCGCTCACGGTCTTGCCGTCGGCGCTGCTCCCTTTCGCGAGCGTCAGATAGTCGGCCTGGTATGCGAAGTACTCAATGGTCTTCCCGTTTGCACCGAAGAACCGTTCTACGGCATCGTGAATACCATCAGCATAGGTCCAGACGAGCTTATCTTTCCATGCAATGCCGGCCAGCCCTGGTGCGTATAGCAACATCATCACTTCGGCATGCTCTTCAATCGTCACGCGAACGATTTCAAACGGCTGCTTGTCGTCTCGGAATCGGGCGATCTGCTCATCGAAATGATAACCCGCGATCTCCCGATACCAATTCGAGTCGGCCAGGTCATAAGAACGGGGGTACGTCACATGATATGCGTTCATGTTTCCGGGGCGGAGGTCAGTAAGCGCTTTGCCTTCGGAGGTGAACAGTCTGAGCGTCTTCGTTTCCATTGATGCTCCCACTACTTGCTACGATATTTGATTTCTCTGCCAAGCAGGACGCATTTATTTCCTGTCTGTAGATTGATACAGACGAAAACAGGGCCATCATTGTTTTCGCTAACAACCAGGACCACATATCGACTAAAATCGTGTTTCACCAGAATGTCGCCATTCTTGTACGGGTCCATCGGAATCAATCCAGACATGAGACCGAGAGTTAGCTGAGCCATCTTCGCCTCCCCTTTGTTTGCCGTTTCCATGCTCTAGTTCTATCAACTCCCTCCAACGAACGCAAGCGAATTGTTCTGCTTTTCTAAACTATTTCACAAGATCATGAGATCACTGCAGTAATAACCTGCACGTCACCACGGTAAACGTTAGATCGGAGTCTAAAAAATATACTTGACGAGAACAGCCGACGAGGGTACCTTGGTCACATGACCCGCCCACGCTTCCCGCCTCCTCTTCATAGCTGCATCTTCCTCGGCACCGAGGGAACACAGGATCTGTACTACTGGCCCGGTAAGGTGCCGGCGATAGTAATCCGATGGGGGAGCGGAGAGTCTGATTTTCAGAGTATTTTGCTTCGGGACTTCCCGGCGCTACAGGCAGCGTATCGACGCGTGGTGATCAAGGGCCTGCCGGTACCCGCCGAGCGGCCTGCACCGGGAGTGGTGGTGAGATGATTACAGTAGAAGACGGAACCGATCCCTTCGCCACCATCATCGCGAAGCTCGCGGATCTGGCGCAAGACATCCGAATCGTAAAAGAGCATGTCCGCGATTTCCAGCAGCTGCCAGAAATTACCGCTTTCGTCGCAGCGTATTCCGCGTTCATCGGCGAAGTAGTGGAAATGGCTAACGCCATTGAGAACGAGTTGACCACGCGAGTCATGCTGCACAACGTCGGCGAAACTAAGAACCTACAGTAGTGGGGAAGAGTATGGACGATCGTGCGTTTGTAGGGATGCGTGGAGGTCTCACGCTCTGGAATTGCTGTGCCCTCGAAAAGTTTGCAAGCTCGTTTTGTCATAAGCGCAAAGGGCATATCAGCAAGTGTGCGACCAGATGTACAGTAACTGCATCTTTTAAGTGTCAGCTTCACGAAGGCCACGACGGTGACCACGTCGATTTTAAGGGTAATACAATGAAGAGACCAACAACTAAAGAAGTGACGGACAATCTCTTTCGCGAGATCAATGCTTGGCGCGCGACGGCAACGTCCATCAAGATCGACCACACAGCACCGTCGAGCCATGTTTCAGCTCCAAATCACACCACCCTCCTCTCCCTCGCCGAAGAGCTTACGCGGGAGCTCGGGGGAATCGGGATGTCACCTCGAGCGACAGTAGCAGAGGAACGCGCACGGCGCGACCTACTGAGTAAGGCCATGAGAACGATATCGCTGGCGAAGTATGAAATTAGTGGAATGACGAAAGCAAAGAAGTCAGAAGAAAAATAGTGCCCCTATATTATAACAGCAGCGCAGGGGAGTATTGGGACATCACTTATGTTTTTGATCAAGCCACGCTTCAAGTTAAAGAAGTCAGGAGAAAAATAATGCCAACCGATTACGAAGCCGCGATCGCAGCTATCGACGACGAAAGACTCCTCGAACTCGAGCGCCGTCTCTCTAACCTCGAGCCGCGGGTGACTCGGCTGG